GGATTTCTGAGTGACTCAAAAATATCATGCAATCGGCTGAGTTTTGGTGATTTGCAAAACTCGATGAACCCGCATTTGTACCAGTGGAGTGTCTCGTCCTGTGCTTGTTTTAGCAACTTGAACATTACAAACCCACGCAGTGATGCAGGGACGCCGAGGTCCATTACCAACCTAATCTTCTTGCCTGGTTTCGCCTTCTCAATCTTCGTCTTCCAGATCGTTCCTCTGATCCACGCCTTCCCGCTAAACAATTCGCCACTATCTCGGAGTTCAGCCATAGCTTGCCTACGCAGCTCTCTCTTATCATGGGGGTCGTCATAATGTTCGGTTGCCTCTTCCTCCGACCCACGAAATTCAAGGAAGTAGGGTTCATATAATCGCCTCCACGCGTCAAAAACGTGTCGATGGTCCTTAATAAAACGTGCCTGATTGGCGCAGAGCTGTTCATGTAACCCTGGGATCTCTGGTTTCCGTTTGCTGGTGAGACGCCGCATTCCGAATCCGTTGTTGTAATTGGATCGAACGTACGTTTCAGCATTGTCGGATGCACCCATGTAATGCGTACGATAGGTGTGGTCCTGCGATGGGTCGTCATCGGGGAAATTGAGTTCTCCGTTCAGAAAGAATTCTCGGCCGATAATCGGCGTGAAGTTGCAATTATACTCAAAGGGCTCTACTACGCGACAGGCGGTAGAGCCACTCTTGTACGGCCCGCGGTATTGCCTAGTTTCGCTCGCGGAGCCGGCCGCTGAAAAGGCGGCGCAGTTGCAACTGGGGGAGTGTGTTGCAACTGTATGAGGGCAAGGAGGTACTGCACCTGTACGAAGTGCATTGCCGTGTCAATCAAGATGTTGTCGTCGGTGAACAACGAATACTCTTCGCGTAACCGGTGGCACAGTTCATTGGTCGCAGGGATGATGTTGGAATTCAACTTCCCGTCGTCCGAAATGACCTTTCGTTGTACCAGTTTCGCACTGTGTGGACGCAACATATCCAGCAACTCCGTATACACCTTGGCCTCCCGGTAGCTGGTGTAACCAGCCAACCCATACACGAGTGCGTACACGCGCCTCCGTTGGGTAGTTTGGAAGACCTGGATGAAACTGAGCCGATCCAGGAACAGTTGCTCATACGTGAGCATTTGTTGACACCTATTTGTATCCATGATGACAAAGGTGGCGTCAAGCTCGAAGCCGGGCAGGGTGGCAAACCACCGTCTCCATTTGCTAGTCTTGTCGGCACCATGTCCGAACAACGGCACGCTTTCGGTGCGGTTGCGGGACAGGACTGTGGCAGTAGCCGGGCGCGGGGGAAGCGGGGGGGGAGCGAC